CTGCAACAGAACCTTCTTTTAGATATTGACCATCAACTAAACTATTAATCTTTGGTACTACGAAATTTGGACTGATCTTTCCACCAATTTCCATATCAAGTTAAAATAATCCTTAATAATTCTGGTGTGGTTGTTGAAGTTCCAAGTAATTCACATCTAATCTGTAAATTTTCACAAGCAGGTATATTAACTGCATCATTAAAAGAAATTTCACCAGTCCTAATATTGCTGGTTGTATAAGTACCTATAGTCGTCCAACTATCTGTCAAATTAATTCTAAATTTGACCCTAATTCCTTCACTGGCTGCCAATTCCTTAGCCAAATAAAATTCTATTTGGCTAAATGGTTTTCTATTCAAAAAAGTACCAACCTGATATAAGGGACTTTCAAAATAACCAGAATAACTGGTACTATAAGAAAAGGAAGTTGTTGAAAGTAAATCTATTCCATAAGTAGTATTATCACGCCAGCCACATAAAAATTGATCTCGACTAATTGGTAATAAAGCACCAATAACTGTTGCATTAGCACTTCCTGTGCTTTCACTACTGATAAAATGCTCAAGATTCAAAATATTTTCATCACCTGTTTCGTATAAACTATAAATACCAATTCCATCAGATACTATCTTTCCTGAAGTAGTAGATGAACTTAAGGCAAAATATAGTTTACCTTTAAAAGTCATTATTGCTCCAGGATAAGGCTCTAAATATTTACCACCAGAAATATCTGAAACTGACAAAGGAATCTTGCCAATCGGCCATGCTTGTATGCCATTTGATTTATAAATTAAACCACCAATACCAGCTAAAATATATAAACTACCATTGTCAGATAACATTGCATTAACACCATTCTCTTTTATAAAGATTGGCTGGTTATATGTTATAGATGAACCATCCCAAGGATAGATAATAGCAGAATTAAAATCATAAATATTCGTACCTTTCCAAGTACCAATCATTAAATTATTACTTAATTCTGCAAGACATTTAACTTTTATATTAGCAGGTAAAGTTAAAGCTCGTGCTGTTGCCGTATAAGTAGTACTTGTTGCTGGTGCAAAAGTTTCACCAGTATCTTCAGAAATACTAAAAATATAACGACCAGCACCACCATATAATTTATCATCTAATTCTGAAACAAATAACGGATGCCATAGACTATCAGTATCCATTGTTAAACCAGACCAAGCATTAGTCCAAGATGGTGAACCAGATAATGGGCCATATAAATCCATTGCAGTTGCTCTCGGACACCATAAATAATCTTTCCAAATTGCCAATCCCTGTCCTGCTCCCGCTGAAGATGGTTGAGAACCTAAAGCTGCAAAACTAGCACCACTATTAGTTGAAACATAAACTGTACCAGCACTATCAACAGCATAAAAATTAGCTACTGTCACTGGGTCTCTTACTATCCATTTCACTGTTGCTGTAACATTAGTAGATGAAACTTTAGCCAAAATATTATTTAACTTGGCTACACCAGGTACAGAATAAATATCTAAATTTCTAACATTACCAAAACCAATATGAGGACTTTGAGCGATTCCTTGTCTTGGTGCTTCAATTATAAGTGGTTTTGGTTCAGCCATAATTATTTATAACTTCTTATTTCTGGTTGAATAATGGTGCTTAAATCTCGATCTCGATGACTCCAATAATCTAATATTCCTTGTTCATCCTGAGCAATTAATTGAGCGAGGTTATTAGTCTGTCCTAACTTTTTTTCAACACAAAAAGGTAACGCAGCCATTCTTGCCAAATAAGGATGATGAATTACTGGGATACCAGGTTCTTTTGAAACTTTAATATATTTATGATTACCAGTCTGTGTACTAGTTGTATTAACTGCACTACCACCGATTGTTGTTGATACTTCAAAAGCATCAGCCGTTAAACCAGCTGAAATAACATAATAAACCACTGTATCCGCAGTTAAACCAGTCAATAATGTTCCATCAGTTTCTAAAATTAAAGCATCATTGACTGCTAAACCATGTCCAGTTGCTGTAAAAACAGCCGGACTAGCTTGAGTAACAGTAAAAGATACAAAATTAAACTTCGATAATTCCCGATTAAGATAAGCCCTAAGACCAGAAGTCTCAGAATAATTAGGGCAAGGATAAAGATAAATATAATCCCCCATTTTTATCCAACGACTTGGTATGCCAGTAATATCGGTTGTATAAGTCTCATAAAAATCATTAAGATTATCAAATTCTTCTCTGACTAAATCATGCTCTATACCATTATCGTCTAAAACCGCTAATTTAAGGATTTGGTACACATTACTGGTAAAAGATGATATTTTATAATAATTCGTCCCAGAAACGATATTTTGCGTTTCTACGGGCAAGGAAGTATTATTTTCATCATCAAAAGTACCTTTAGGTGCGGCATTAGAAGCTAATTGCCAATATTTATCCATTGCCGCATTGACACGGGCAATAATTGATTTATTAGGATAAGCAGCACTTGTTGTCAAACCACAAATCCTTAAAGTTTCATCAATTATTGAATCACTAAAAATTGGTTCATAAAGTTTCATATTAGTAAATTATTTCCCCTAAATGTCCGACTTTAATTGTCGGATCGGTATAAATTTTAAATCCTGCATCTTTGGCTTTAAAGCAAAAATTCCAATCTTCTCCTTCTTTACAACATCCATTGTCATAATAAGTAAATTCAAACCATGGTCTAGGAATCTGATATAAAATATCACATTTTATTAATATTATTCCTGTACCAGTGGCATAACATTCAAATACATCTTTATATTTTGGGTCAGTTTCAGTTTCCAAATCAATATATTTACCTTTATCTACTTCAGCAATCGACATTATTCCATTAGGTACAAGTTTAAGTTTTACATCACTACCTCTTGAATGATAGGCTACCCCACAAATATCCTTGCCATTGCTAATTAATTTATCCAAGGTATCTACTGGAAAAACCATATCATCATCAATCATTAACAGATAATCAGATTTATTATTTAATGCTTGAGCTACTGTCCAATTTCTATTCTCTGCTATGGTATAACCTTCACTTGGTACTAAAATATGAAAATCATATTTTCGTTTATTCTTCTCAACTAATTCCATCAAACACTGAAAAGTCTTTGGTTGGATTCCTCTATTTGATGGGCAAGCTAAAGTAATTCTAATATTCATATAATCCAATATGTTTAGCTTTTATATTAGGATCACACCAAACTTTAAATCCTGCTTTTCTAGCATTTTTACAAAATATCCAATCAACACTTTCCTTTATCATTCCATTGTTATACCATTCATACCCATACCAAGGTTGTGGTGTTTTTCTATAAACATCAGTCTTAACTAATAAAAGTCCAGTTCCTAAAGCCGCACATTCAAATATTCTGTCATGTTCTTTAATTTGATTTAGATACTCAATTACATCGTTTTGAATTTCATATTTTGTTTTGTAAAGACCACCTACTATATCGGCTTCAGCTAATAATAATTCTTCTAAAGTATCTGATTCATAAATCATGTCATCATCAACATGAAATAAATAATCACAACCTTTATTAACTGCCTGAGTTGCTATCCAATTACGATTTTCAGCACAATTATATCCTCTAGTTGAAACGATTATCTCTAAATCTTGCTCTGTTTGATTAACTAATTTAAGCAATGATTCAGCAGTTTTAGTTTTAATTAACCTATTTGTCGGTAAACCGATAGCAATTAACATATCTCAACCCCTATAAAGGGGTTGAGTATATTAACAACTAAGCAACATTAACATCCATTAAAAATTCTTTGTAGTAACTTGTAGTACCAGACCAGTCAAAACCATAGTCAACACGACTGACTATGCCAAGACCGGAAATATTACCTGGGTCTTCAATGAATTTAGCTTTACCGAAAGTTGCTCGTAAAATGCCCAAAATGCCAATTTTCTTAATACCAGCAAATACATGATTTGCAGTATGAGAATTTGACATATAATGATCTACCCCCATGTAATGGAAGGCCTTTTCTACAGGAATACCATTAACTAAAGCCATATCAGCCGGATTGTAACCATTAGCTTGGACAAAGGCTTCTAAAGCCTCAAAATCAGCTGGTCGCCAAACAATGAAAGCGCCATTCTTTACCATAAAGTCAACTCCATTATTGACTCTTAATTTCCGTTTAATAGCACGGATAATATCATCAATATTTGCAGAAGAAACAGTAATTTGGCTTGTATCATCATCTCCAGTATTGGCTAAATCAGTTAAACCAAAATCAGTCCAATTAGAATGAGCCGCAAGGTATAAACTTTCTAATTTCTCAGAAATTTTCTCACCTTGATAAGCAGCAATATTCATTGCTGATACATAATCTTGTTGGGCTCGGTCTGCTTCATCGATAAGGATTGGTATATTGTAATTTTGATTGATAGTTTGAGTATCACTCGCAAGTACAAAATCTTCATAGGTATAAGCAGTGCCACGAGTACCACCAACTACTGGTGGTTCAGTTGTCATTGCTGCCCTAACAATAGTTCGATTATCATTATATTGGACATCTAGTACATCGTTCCAAGTAGTCGGCAATGCAATTCTTTCTCGCATTTTGGCTACATAATCATTCTTGTTATAAATAACAGTATTTGCCATCTCTTTAATTCCTTAAATTAAATCAAACGCCGACTACCGAATTATTCTCAAAACTTATCGTCAGAGAACATACTTTTTTTCTTATTTTGTTTAATACGTTCATTGACAACTTGTTGATGCAAAACAGGATCATCGGGAGAAACATAATTTCCGTCTTTGTCGGTTTTATTTAACCAATAATCAACAGAATTTTTTGTTGAACCTCCTCCTGAACCACCACCTTGTGGCATACCAGCTTCAGCTTCACGCTGATTAGCAGCATCTTTCAATTTAGATTGAATATGCTCCATTCCCAATATGTCAGTAAGTGGCAGTTTAAGCCGTTTTGCTTCTTCTTGAACTATTTTTTGGTCATCAGGATTTTTAATTCCCCTACCTTCCAAAAAAGCAAGCTGAGAATAATTTGGTTCGTTTGATGGTTGATTAATTAACTCATCTGACTTTGGGGGTTCGTTTGGTTTTATAATTTCTTTTTTAACCCATTCTTTGCTATCCTTATTCCATTCAAACCCTTCAGCCTTTTTAGCCCTGATAAACAGTTGTTTATTCTGCTTTTCAAGAGCTTCTGCTTCAGATTTAAGTATTGCCTTCATATCTGAAACATTTACATCGTTTAAAGAGTCGATGACCTCAGTTATTTTTGCCATAAATTTTGAAGCGATTATGGAATCGCAATTATTGTTAAGTTAAGAGCTTAACTCTCAATTATCGAATAAATCGTAATTTATAAGTACCTTTAAAGGCATTAGTTGCTGGGTCTAAAATTGCACCATCTAAAGCAGTAATAGCATTTCCTTCGGAATCAGAAGAATAAACACGACCAATTACCCAATTATTTGGCCCAACCAAAACTCTAGTTAGAGTATTAGTACCAGCTGAGACATGACCAGAATCTAAGCCAACACCAGTAACACCATTAACTATATAAGCATGAGTTGAAGTAACAGTTAATGCCTTATTAACGATGTTTCCATCACCAGCAGTCCCGTCAGTAAAAGCAGAAGTCGAAGTAGCAACATAAAAAGAAACAGTTGATGTACCATTGTCAAAATCCAAAATTGCTAAATCAAGAGTTGAAGTAGCGTTATATGGATTTTTAACAGCAAATGGTGTAGTAGTTGCATCTTTGAAAGTGCCATTTTTAACATAAACAGTTAAACCATTGACACTTAAATATTCACTACTAATATCTGGCCCAGGCATTGCACCAAGATTTTCATCTTCATTATAAATTTTAACTGTTCCAGGAATGGGAATAACTCCAGGTCTTAATACAACTGCACCATCAAGAAATCTATCATATTGGTCTGGTTCATATCTTAACATTGATGGAATATTCAATATCTGATACTGAGTAGCTGCATTGACACTAATACTTAATCCAAAAATAGCGATCAATGAAATAACTACGTAAAATATTCCATTGTATTTATAACCTTTATTTTTTACCATATTTCTTTCCTTTCAATTTTTTAGTTGAGGCTCGACCACTTCCTCTAACTTTTTTATCCTCTTGGACTAATTTTTCTTCTTTTAAAGATTCTGCTTGCGCAAGTATTTTATCCTTTAAAGAAGGTTTTTTCTTGTCGTACAACATAATTTTTTAATTATTATTTAATATAATTATTTTTATCTAAATGTGATTGTTGATGTACCATAAGTACCACTCAAAACTTCTAACCATAAACCATATTTAAAATTGGTATCAATCGTATAAGTACCAACTGTTGCATTGGGTGGAAAACTAACTAAAGTTTGAGTGCTCGTATTAATCGGATTAGTTTCAGTATTAGGTGTTGAAGTAGCATCTAATAATACAAAACTCAAATCACCAGAAGAAGTGATAACTACTGAACCTAATGATCCTGAACCAAGTTTAATCCTATTACTAGTCCAACTATTCTCCCAAGGGGTAGACGTAGCTGAATATTCTTGGCTTTGGATAATACTACCTACTGGGCCTTCTGGTTGTAAGGAAAAATAAATATTAATTCCAAATACTATACCAAGAGCTACTCCAATTACTACAATCATTATCAATGCTATAGCAAAGATTAAATCCGAGAATAGTTCTTTTGATGTTTTCATAAAATTATATATTAATTATTATTTACCTTTATTGTATTGTTCAGAGCCGACCTTTCTTTCTCTATAAGAATCAATGTCTGTAAATACTTCAGTAATTATCATTTTTGCTTGTTCATAAGCTCTGTATTTTTCACCAATTAAATCATTTTTATCTAATTGGCTTATTTCAGGTTTTTCTTTCTCAATTCTTTGATTAAAAATAAAATGTAATGCTTTTAAAGTTGGCCCGTCATCAGCTAAATGTTGTAATCTGTCTTCGATAATATCACTCATAATTGTTGATTTTGCTGTTGATTCATTTGACCTTTACTCAAATTTTGTATTGGTACCGTTGAACTAACTGGTATTGGTTGAGCCTGTACTAGCGAAGGCGAAAACATAATTGGTGATAAACCAGAACTCTCCAAAATTGTATTTAATAACTTAGTCATTTCAGGGTCTTGTCTTAATTGAGGTGTAGCAATATATTGACGCAAAACATTAACTAACTTGTCAGTCAATAAAGAAAGATTCTTTTGCTTTCCCGCAATATTAGTAGAAACTGATAAACTAATATCTTTCATTTCATCTCTTAAGATTTGAAAAAATCTTTTATTACCTTGTTTAATAAAATCAGCTTTAACTTGCTCCTTGTAATCATTAACTAATTCTTCATTAATATCTTGCATTGATAAAATCATTCTTTTCTTAAAATCATTGGCTTCTAAAGTTAAAACCTTTTCCATCACCATCTGCATTTCATCAGCACTCAATTCTTGCATAAATGTTTGTTCTTTCACAATTTCACTAGATAAATGTGGTAATATCCAATCACGATAGATTTCATCCATAAATACTGCTAATTTACCCTGTCGATATTTATGCATTCCCTTACCTTCAATCTGTTGAGCTTCATAAAGCTTAAAAGGTGTACCAGATGATGGCGCTTCTCCCATTAAAGCTTCAGGTGCTGATCCTAACATTTGAGCGTGTTGCCAAAACCTTTCAATACTATCATTAAAGACCCCTAAATTACGAGGAAAAGTATCTAATTGAGTAATAGTATTACCCTTATTTAAACTTAAAACTTGATTATTAACGACGTTATTTAGATTATTTTTAGCTTTAAAAGATGGATCATCTGACCAATACAAAGTTTTAGAAGCAGCATTAAGCATTTCAGTCTTTTTAACTTCATCCCAATTAGTCCAAATTTGAGGTTCAAACAGTTCTTCTACTCCACCTCGTCCCAAAGCTCGATTTTGTATGTCATCACGCTTTAAAAATTTGAATGGTAATTCTGGCATTTCCTTTTTAAATAAGCAAACACCTTGCTTGTAGCTATTTGTATTTTTATAAAATGCTACTATTTGAATTTGATTAACGTCCTTACGACTTTCATAGACATATTTTTCTTCATAATCAAGCCATTCAATCGGTAAAGAACCATGGACTTCATAAATATCAATACAATCTTTACTTTCTTTTTTAACTAACCTAATTAATGATTCAACATCAATATCAGAACCATTACCGCCCCAACCTCTACCTTTAGCCTCCCTACGTAATTCAGAAAAGCTCATCTTATGTAAAATAGCAAAAGGATTATTTAATAAATCATTTTGATTACAAAACGCTAAACTTTTTAAATCAATAACTTCTGGCCTAGCCTGTTTAGTCTTTCTGACTAATACTCCACCATAAGTGCAGTAACATTCAGTCATATCATCAATGAAAGTATCAATTTGATTTTCTACTGCCCATTTATCGTGATATTTCTTAATTAATAATGATTTATAATATTCATCAGGATTATCAACATAAAGCTCAATATCTTTAACATCAAAACCTTCTGAGCGAAACTCAATATTTAAAATCGGTAAAACAATGTTTCTAAAAGGCCTTAACTTTCTATCATCATTATTCTCAGTAAATTGGCTATTAAGATACAAAAAAGTCTGCCTTAAATGCTCTTTCATTGACCAATACCAACCATCAGCCAATTCCACTGGCTTTTGGTAATCTGCTTGTTGTTTAATAATGTAATCAAATATTGTTTCCATAAAAATAGGATGCCACAGTTTAGTAGCATCCTACCGATAATCAAGAGCTGTTCAGAACTTGATAGACCGGCCGGATGCTATCAAACTACGAACAGCTTTTTTATTTAATTATTCAAATATACTTTCCCACCTCTTAGCAGTAATTTCCTTAGTTAACTTGTTATTAAATACTCGTCTTAATTGGGGAGCATTAAAAAACTGAATATACTCTTTTTTACCCTTTTTAATAATAACTGTCCCTTTGCCTTTAATCTCTAACCAACCCATCTTAAACTTATCTAAAGTTTCTAAAATAGTATCTCCAGTATTACTTGTTTCTTCACCTAAACATTCAACTGTTATTTTATACTCCATAAATTTCCTTTCTTAACTTTTTATCAAAACAATCTTTACAAACATGGATTAAAGTTTTCTTTTGTTGTTTAGGCGGATCAACTATATCCTTAGCTACAACTACTGGGATTACCTCTATAATAGCTGCTTCAAACATAAATTCAGTGTTTTCAATGTCTTTTTTACACAAATTACAAACTAATTTAATCATAATGATACGTTAAATGCCTCTTTAATGGCTTTAATAAATTGGGGATTTTCTATAAAATTATCAGGCATATCTTCTTCACCTTGCTTCATTCTTTTAAATCTAACAACTACTTTTAAAATTCTAGGGTCAGTCGTATAAACTTTAAAACCGACAATATTACTTATTAATTTATCTATCGGTGGTTCTAACCTAGGCTTAGGTTGACCTAATTCTCTAGCATTAATCCATTGTAATTCTTCCATATTTATTTTCCTTTGTTATAATTTTCTACTTGTACTTGAGGGTTTAGTTCTTTTTCCCAAATTCTATCCCAATAATTAAGTTCTTGTTTTAATCGACCTAAAGTCTCAAAAGCATATCTAACAGCATCCAAAGTGTGATCATTACCCTTAATTGGCTCATTAGGCTGAATATACTTACCATCCTTATCTGTAGCCCAAAGATAATTACGATATTCCTTAATTAAATTAACACTTCTTTTAGTAACTGAGATAGGCTGGTCTTGGACTAATTGAATCCCAGACCTTACGCTATCTTTACCCTTCGTACAAGGTTGAATATTCAAACCATAAGCCCTAATTTCATCAATACTTTTAGGTTCAGCACTATCAGCTATTACCATCTTATCTTTTAGTTTTTCCCCTGTAATTTGCTTTAAAGTATCAACAATATCTTTATTTGACATTCCCTTTTTATAAACTTCCTCATCTAAAATATATCTACCATTACAGTAATAAATAGCTATAATTGCGGTTGGATCGGTCGTATAGCCAAAATCTAACCCATAACGCTCTAATCTTGCTTCTTTTGGTATTTCGTCAATAATCTGCCAACCAACATAAATACGGCTTTCAATTTCACCTAATTGACCTAAACCATAAACTTTAAACCAATTAGCGTTATTTATCCTAACTTCTATTGACCTAACAATCTCTTCAGGACAAGCCTCGTTATCCTTATAAGTTAAAATTAAATGTTCAACGTCTTTTCTGCTAGGTAATAAATCAGTGAATACCCAAAATTCATTAGTCGGATTATAGTCTAAAAATATATAATCTTTAGTTCTGACCTCTAATTGTTCAAAAGCCTCTAAACTAACATTATTAGCTTCATTTATAAATAACCTATCACGCCTAGCACCACGCAGTTTATCAGGTTGGTCAACTGAAAAAAACTCTATTTTACTGCCAGTTTCAAAAGTATAAGTATTTTCTGTTTTAGACCATCTAGAATCCTCAAATATTCCTAAATCCATCATTATATTAAGAAAATCACGCATTGCCCCACGCCTTAAATGAGGGAAACTCTCAGACACAATACTTGTCAAAGTTGGTATTTTATCTAAATTAGCCTCTCTAATTAAGAAAAAAACAATACTATAAGTCTTGCTCGCTGATGTCCCGCCCTGTATTATCCGTATTCTCTTGGTCAATTCCTTTATTTTCTTGGTTGCTGTTGTTATTTTGATCATCTCGCCATTGTAGATAATTAAATAAATCTACTCCGCCAATTCTTTTACCACCGCTCATAATATCCGTTTTTACTGTCATATCCTTTAAAACTATTTGGATTGCTTCCTTATCATCCATTTTAGCTTCTTTCATTAACCAAGCCCTATGTTTTACTCTATTTTTCAACCTTTCATCAGCAGCCGATAATCGTCCACTTCTTCCTTTTTTACCATAAAATCCTTTTGGTGCTATTCCTGTTGGCATATTAGTATATTAAAATACTGATTTTAACTAATTTAAGCTATTTTTTAGGACTCCATCCTGTTTTCCTCATTGACCCATAAATATAAGCTCTAGCTCTTTGAGAATTAGTTGATCCAAATTTCTTTTTAGCCTCTTTTTTTAAGGCTTTTTCCATTTCTTTTGGCATATTAGTTATAGTCAAAGGTTATCTTAGATTTACCATAATCTTTATCTAAAACTTCTAAATTACTACCAAAGTAGCATTTCTTACAATACCAGCCATTAAAACCAATAGTGGTATATTTAGTTTCTTCAGTTATATCTTTATCACATTTTAAACAATAGGTTTTTTCCATATTACTCGTTTATACTAGGCAATAAGCCACTTTAGTCATATGGACAAGGGGTGGATTGCCTAGTGTGCTTAGGTTTATTACCTAATAAGCGTTTATTACCCTGTATAAGCAAGCAATATCTACCTGTAAAGTTTCTTTTTTGATTTTTTCATATAAAAAAATGGCAATATTAAAATAACCATTTAGTATAACTAAGCCAACTTTTCTTTTGATTATACATAGTTCAGAGCTTCCGGATTGCTCTGGACTAAACTAATTGTCTAACTTTATTTTATAATATATAAATTTTAACGCAACTTTCGGTAAAAAAATACCCTTTATTTGGCTTTCTTTAGCCAATATTTCACTGTCTCATATGGTAAATTTACCGCTTTTGCTATGACTGTTTTTGACAAATGAGTTTTTTCAACCATACAAACAATAATCCTATACTTTCTTGGCCCAAAATGCCTTATAAAATCTTTTTTAAACTCAGGATTAATCATTGGATAAATACCCATTTTTTATAAGAAGCTCCCTAAAGCTACTTCGTCCCCTTGAACGCTTTTCGGCCTCAACGCAGCAATTTTGACAGTAATTCCCATATAAGTAGTAATGCTGAAATGTCCCCGCCAATTCCTTATTACAATTCGTAGATACGCATTTAGTCTTGATATACTGCTCAAAATCAACGGGATTATAGTATTCTTTAGCCATATTAAGGTAAATCCTTACCTAATAATTTAAAGTTCCCCAACTGATAATTATACAAACACCGATAAATAAAATAAGATAGATTATGAACTTTATTTTTTCTTTCATGAGAAATTAAGTATAAACCAAACCATTAAAGCCACCCCACCTATGATTACACCATCAAATAAGGTTACCCAAAATAACCAATTATGGCCATGTTTAAACTGAAAATGCTCAATATCAGGGAATTGGTCGTGATAAGATGGGGTTAGCTCTTCTGGGTCAGGCCACATATTTAATTAATAACCTTTAAATAGTTAGCAATACCTAAACTATAGCCCAAGTTATAACCTATTACCCACAATAATACGAGTATAATTACCCCTAATAGAACTTTAACTATCGTTTCCATAAAGTTATTTAGTTAGCCGGCACTGAAGAAACAGGCTGATCTTGCCTTTGAGTAATGACATAGCCAGCAGACTGAATCGCTAGTCCGCAAGCGTTTAAGGTTTCTTTAGTTAGAGTCTTTTCTTGTAATCCTTTCAAAAACGCTTGGGCTTGTTCATTTTGCTTTGCTACAAAATCCTTGTATTGCTGAGTGTTTTGGATTTGAACCATTTTGAAAGCCATGTCTGGTGAAGGAAAAGCATGGGCTAACCCATATCCCAAACCAAATACAATGATGAATCCGATAACACAAGCAATGATTGTTTTAGTCATAGTGTTTTATTTAATTAAATTTTTAAGTTCTTGACAACGATTATAATTTTTAGGGACAATAACCTCATACTGTAAAAATCCAGTTTCTGAATCAGACGCAAAATTTTTGGTATAACAGCTACCACAATCATTATCACTTAATTTTTCACCGCAATATGGCATTTTATCACAATTTAAGTTTACCCACTCTTTTTTCAAGGGGTCATTAGATAAAAAGGTAGAAACACAATCATCACTTTTAGGTGCATAAAGTAAATCTAAACATTTTCGGTCAGTTTTAGTAAATTCAACTACTCCTAAATAATCTAAAAGTTCTTGCCAGCGTTTATCTTGTAATTTTTTATAGTCTACTTCATCTTTAGTAAAAGAAATTTTACTTTTTATATCAGAATCTTTTTTATTATTGAGAACTAAATTATTAAGAGCTAAGATACTAACACATACAAAAAACGCTGAAATGAACAATGTTATAAACAATTTTCTTGTTTTAGTCATATTATTTTTCAATATAAACAGTTGGGTAAGTATTAAAACCATTTTTTCCAGTATAACACAAAACTTCAAAACCCATTATACGATATTTTGGTAAATCCATTGCTTTAACTATCTCAAAAGCCCTATAAGGATTTGATTCCATTAATGGAAAGTAAATTCGTTTAATTCCTTTTTCAAATTTAATTTTTCTATTCTTTTTAGGTTTTATTTTTTGGATTGACATAAAATTTAAGGTCTAAAAATTTCTCCAGTTTCTAATTTACACTCATAATCATTCTTTTTACTAACATATCGCCATTCCAATTTTATGTTTCCATAAACTTCTAAAATTCCCTCTGCCCATAGTTTGTCACCCTCTGCCCATAGTTTATTTCCCTCTACTCGAAGTTTTTCACCCTCTACTCGAAGTTTTTCACCCTCTGCCCATAGTTTATTTCCCTCTGCTCGAAGTTTATTTCTAATACTCCAAATAAAATTTAGACTTAATTGTTTCTTTTTCATACTTTTAGGTTACTAATTATTGTTTATTTAGTAATCTAGCTTTGCGGATGGATTATATTGGGAACAGGATGCCTAACCTTTCGGTTAATTATACCCATACAATCCAATCCGCCAAGTTAAATTACTATTTTTTATATTCCCAAAATAATTCATGCCAAATTGATTTTCTTCGTCTTTTAATAGTTTCAAGCCAATAAATAGTATTACCATCTGAAACTGGCCTCCAAGCAAACCAATTATGCCATTTAAAACTTAAAGTATAATTTTTATTTCTATTATGGGTAAATTCCATAAGAATTAAATTACTTTAATAATTCATTAATCGCTTCTTTTATTCCTTTCCATTCACCATTTTCAATTTCTTTGCTTAGTTAAACCAAATTTATCAGCTATCTGTTGGTAAGTTAAGCCTTGGTTTTTTAATTCTTGGATTTTTTCTTTTTGTAGTGTCATATTATTTTACTTATTAAACTATCTAAACTATCACAAACCATACCTTGAACTGAATAGATACCATCAATATTATCTAGGAAAACAAGTTGATCAATACTAGCTTTTTTCTTTGTTGCTTTGGTTTCAATAAATAACAATCTTCTTAACTTTTTATTTATACAAAGTAAATCTGGCACTCCTTTTGTTTGATGTGAAATCCAACAATTCTGCTTCTGGTTAAATACTGCCCCGTTATTTATCCTGAAAACGTGATAGCCAGATAATTCTAAATAATCTTTAATTGCTTTCTTAACTTGGTTTTCGCTTTGCTTTAGCTTCATATCTACCTGTTTAAATAATTGACAATTCCTTTTCAACATCAATACCGCTTATCTCCTTAAATATTTCATTATCCCAATTAGGTAAAGCCATCACTTTTTTCTTATCTTCTAAACTCGCCTTGTCCCAAGAATTTCTCCACGCAGACTTGTAAGAATAAAACTTTAAATAACCGCCAATCGTAATATAACTAGGATGTGCTTCTTTTTCTTTATCCGTCATTTCTTCTTCGTCAATCCATTCCGTCAAATTAAAATAAAAGAAATTAGGAAATGCTAAATTTTCCCTTTTAATATCAGTTTCTTTATTAAAAATAATTACTTTTGGCTCTATTGTGTTACAATAACCGGTGTTACAATTGCCGGTGTTCCAATTGCCGGTGTTACAATTGCCGGTGTTACAATTGCCGGTGTTCCAATTGCCGGTGTTACAATAACCGGTGTTCCAATTGCCGGTGTTACGATTGCCGGTGTTACAATAACCGGTGTTCCAATAACCGGTGTTACGATAACCGGTGTTACAATTGCCGGTGTTACGATTGCCGGTGTTACGATAACCGGTGTTACAATTGCCGGTGTTACAATTTTTTTCTTTCATAAATTTATTTATTATTTAAAAAGCTTAATTGCTTTTGCCTAATTATCTGCTGTTTTAAATCTTCCCAGCTCTTCTTGGTTTCCGCTTCAGCCACAAAAACTCCTGCTAATTGTGCTTTAGGTATACCGATTGCCTCTTGTCTGCACCTTTCAGCCTGTTTTTTACCCCTTTTACGGCATCTGTCAAAATATTCGGCCTGATAGCGGGCAAAGCCGTATTCGTGCCATTTTTCTTTCAAATCATTAAGGACTTCTTCAAGTGCTTTGTTTATGGTAGCGTCAGATTTGGCTGGGGGGTTAATATAAACTTCAGGGGTTAATTCATAACCAAGATTTTCCAGATAAATAATATAAAGTTTGCGGAAATTATCAGCTTTGGTATAATCCCGTTTTAATTCTTTAATTATGAAATTTTTTATATTATTTTTTATCATCTATTATTTTTTTACATAATCCAAAAATCTTTTCGGCACATTCGTTAGCATTTCCTTGATAAATTACTAAACTTTCAGTAGTTGACCATCCTAAATCTTTTTTACAATTTGAACAAATATAATGACTTGTTGTAGCTTCACTACCAAAAAAACCTTGACTTTTAAATGACCCAATCTCTTGATAAATATGATTTCCTAATAAACATTTAATAAATTGTATAATTTTTTTCATAAATATTTTGATATAATTTCCTCTAAATTAGCTAGAACCAAGGCCTTCATAAATTTATATATTTAATAATAATTTAATCATGATTATCACCCCTAATTTCCCAGTGTGAAGGATATTCCGGTATCCATTTTTCATCAATTTCAACCCAAGATTTACATTCTATCCATTCATAAATTTTACCATCATCACCTAATCCTAAAATGGTATAAGTTCCAATTCCAGTTTCATGATGCGTCCAAGCATTAATAATTTTCATATATTTACAAACCTATTAATAATCTCCTCTAAATTAGCTCTGATAGCTTTTTGAACTAGGCTATAATAGTCTTCCTCCGGCATTTCTATTCCCTTGTTCCGTCTATAATTACTGATCAATTTTTTTATTTCACTTTCAATACTTCCTGGATAATTTTCAGTATGTTTATGGCAATTTATACATAATGTTTGACCATTATTTATGTCCCAAAATTCATTACAATTTATAGCTTCTTCTAATGTTTTAATATTATTATCATATAAAATATCAGAAAAAGATTTTATATGATGAGGATGAAAAATACGATATTCACCATTTCCATTTCTAAACCCACAATCTTGACAAGTATAATTATCTCTTTGAAAAATTGCTGTTCTCCACTTTTTATATTGATCTGATTGTCTTATTTTTTTTGTTAATGGCGTAATTCCACCTTTCCAATTAACACTTTTTTCACCTTTATGTGAAAGACCTATTTTAATTTTTGCCTCTTCGGTATGTTTTTTACCTTTAAATCCATAATTACCAATTTTTGCCAATGACATTTTTTTCTTAGTTTCTTCACTAAGTTTTATACCCTTACGAATTTCACTTAATTTTAATCTTGTTTCTTTACTAACTTTTCTACCTTTAGTAAACATTCCCATACATTTAAAACTACAAAATTTTGTATTTCTTTTTAATCTATATGCCGTTACCTTAAATTTTTTATTACAAACCAAACATTTTATTATCTTACATTTATCACAAATAAAATTATGATTTGAGTTTTTATTGAAATTTTCATTACAGATTTTACATTTTGTAATCATAAAATTAATTAATTTTTACAAATAAATCAGCAATTTTGTCTAAATTATGTAAAATTGAATTGGTATAAATCTCATAATATTTATCTTCGTCAATCTCTAATCCTCGTTCTTCTCTTAAATCATTAATACCAAATCTGATTTTTTGGCTTTGACTCCATTTTTGTCTAGCAACTGTCTTAACCTTTTTCCCTTCCGATTCAGTTTCACAACTAATTAACCTAGCTTTATAATTGACATTTATTGAGCCGTCTTCGTTATCTTCAATCTCGGCTTTTGGGATTGTCGCCGTAATCTTGAAAACATAATCCACTCCCCGATTAAGCTGGCCAGATACACTACATTTTCCCCTAAAAGATAAAGTGTATTCGTTTATGTTCTCCATTTATTTATAATTCCCCCCTTTTCTCCCCCCATATCTAATTATTGAGGGAAAATTGGTTAGCATATGTATTAGGTATTAGCTAGTTAGTTCCTAGTTTCTCCATTCCCTAGATGTCCTAGCACTTTCTGATATTTAAATGGGGGTTTCCTGTTGTCAGGGGGGACGACAGAGCAGGAAATTTTGATCTAAATACCAGACAAGTTAATTTTGGCGGGGCAGTTTTTCACAAGCCTCCCCCGAGACGCTTGATACCTAAATTGTAAAAAACCAACTAAAAAATAGTTGGAATTATTAAAATCTCAATTAAATTAGTTATTTTTTCCATAATGACAAGCTCTAATTATGGTTTTAATTAATTCTTCCTAACCCACCAGTAAGCCACTAGCTACCGCTTTTGGCTTTCACAAGAAAGGGGTCTAGTCACTTTACAACCTAAGAGTGAATAGAAGGAACAGACTGGCGGGTTAAAAACAACTAATCTAAAATAATTACTTGTAATTGTTTAACTCCCCAATTTTTAGCACCCTGTAAATCCTTATCAAACGAAACATCTATCCTGTGATCATACTTAGAAGCTAATCTATCTAGGCAAGTATAAGTCTTGCCATTAATCACAAATTTAGTTCCAAGTTTATATTGCCTTGAACAGGCCACAACATCATTTCTGCCGCAGATATTATCACCAGAAGCGGCAATACAAGGACTTGAGTCTGTCTGCTCCGGGACTGTATTATAGGCTGAAATTTCAAATACTTTTTCGTTAGGACAGACAACTGATTCGAGCAGACAAGGATTATCAGCAGATAGCGGCGGGTCTGAAACCACATTTCTGTCAAAGGTTATTTCCTTTGCACCGCTAGAAGCTGCCACTCCTTTAGTATTTAACCCATAGGAAAGGTATGATAAGACTAAACTGATAATGATAATTCCATAGACTCCCGAATAACTAATTTTGTTTTTGTTTTTGTCCATATTGTTAATTTTCTTTTTTTAACTCTTCATTATAATCTTCTTGAGCTTCAGTTATTTCTTTGCCTAAAAGATTATGAATTTTATGTAAGATTGTAAGATTCTTTTTGGCTATTTCTTTCCAACCTTGTTGGTATTTATTTAACATTTTATTTTCCCTCCTGCGCTATTAAACTTTTAATCATTTCTGAAGCATCTTGAGAAGTTAAGGTTTTTTCATCAAAAACTACTGGGCAATTTTTTTCAGTTGATAATTTGTTAATCAGATTCACTTGGGCTTTGCTGGCTAGTCTTTTCACTAGAGTAGATTCTTTAACTGTTTTATTCTCTTTACCGCTAAATTCATTGCCGGCAAATGGCTCAGTTTCTATAATTTCTTCGGCTGGTGTGGCCTCTACTCCGGCTAAAACCGCTACAAAGCCGAAAATTGACCGCAGAGCCTTACTCATTGCCCTTGTTTGCGCCATTGAACGCACTTGAAAGCTAGGCTTACCTACCCAATTTCTTTCGTCAGCCATACAGGCTGCTTCCGCCCCGCCGATAGTAATACCATCCTGATAAACTACGGCCTTTGCCTCCCAGCCAATTATTGTATCTTTAGCCATTATTGGCTTAGTCCATTCAATCCCGACAGTCGCCCTAAAAAATCGAGCAATCGTCTGCCAATGTTCAAAATAAAGATAGCGTTTGCCATTCATTGTCAATGGTTTAGTGGCATCAATCACTGTCATTAATGCCTTAGCCGCCATTTGAGCATTAACTACATCTTTTTCGGGATCAAATTGCTTGACCGCCGTTGGTGGCGCAGAGATAATTTCTAAATCTTTGTCCATATTTTTTTCTTTCCTCTAGCCCTAAGACAGACTAGACTTAAGTTTATTAGCTTGGTATCGTTCTTCTACCTGTAATCTGAAATCATAATCCTGTTTTTCTTCATCAGTCATATCATTGGCAGGATAATGATTGTCACATTGTTCGTCTTCGTATTGGTGAAATTTGTCGTAAATCATATGATTTTTTATTAAGTCCGGTAGCGTTTTGGCCGGAATTTGTTTCCTTAACGGCATTTTGGCTTCCTGACTGCTATCACTTTTCAGTGGTCATTGTCGCCAATAGCTTTAGAGAGACCGCATTAATTGCTTACTAAATGAGGCAACCAATCAGCTAAAAGCCAATTTTGAAGTGTAAAGATGGTGTCGCACACGGTTGCCTCTTTCAATAAGCAATTTATAAAAATCACCACCTTATAGGTGGTGTCATTGTAAGCCTTTGTATTGGCTAGGTTGACTTGTCCACAGTATATTTTGGCTTATTTTAGCCAAGATATATTGTGCGACTCCACCTATATATTTAGTATAGCGCACTTAAAAAAGATTGTCAATACCCTCTTCTAACTTTTCTTTCTCTGTTAGTGGATAATTACCAATCAATTTTTTTGCTATCTGAACCCTAATTGGTTCTTTTTTATTTTTAATTTCTTTTGCTAAATCAACTCCTAAATCATGGCAAAAATCTGAAACTTGATTTATTGGCACAATAATTGGATCACCAGGTAAAACTCTCCCCTCTCTTGGTATAAATCCAATTCTAAAACCAGCTACACCAGTTTCCTTGTCTACTGTGATTTTACCAAAATGTCTAGTGTTTTTTCCTCCATAAGGATAAGATTTTAGTAATAACATAGGTTTATAGCCTATGACAAGCAAGTTTGGTTATTAATAATTATAATACCGCCGTCCTCACCAAGAGGAACGGCGGCTTTTTTATAATAGCATTTTTAGCTAAAACCAGCTACAAAATACCGCTACCCATAAGGTAATACCCTATCTTGGTGAAGGTTGCGCTATATTGAACCTACTTTGATCCTATACCTCGCTAGAATCTTTGTCAATAGAGTTAAATCGAAGGGTCAGATAAGTCTTCGTCTGGGTTTCCAAGTTC